ATAGCAAAGATTGTGCCGAATGGCAACATTAAATTTTAAATAAATCTTGAATTGATTTGGCAGTATGTGCTGTAGTCACTTCGCCAAAGGTTTTAATGCGTTGTGGAGGCATTACCACTTTTCCACGACGCCAAAACTCTCGTGCATCATACCAGTGATGACGCTCATAAGATCGCCACAGAGCATTGATGCGTTCAGCAGCTTCATCAAACTCGTCGAATAAGGGATTTTCCAAAGATATGCGATCTTTGGCTTCATCCATCCACTCAACTGCACACCAAGGTGAAAATCGAGCTACATTGACAGCTTCTCGCAGAGTGCGTTTCACACTCCACACAGAGTATCCGCCAGGTGAAAATTTAGGTGTTGATCTAGCCATAGATTGTATATTCTCCTAATGATACGATTAAAAGGATGATAAGTGAGTATTGAACAATTTTAAGTAAGCAGTAGGTGGTTAAGTCAGCCATTTACTGCCTTTTCTTGTAAGTGATTGAAGTGATCTACAATGTCAACAATGAATCGAGCTGCAAAGAACTCACCGTGTGATTCTTTTAACAGTTCATACTCCTGCATTGTTTCAGGTGAGTGTTGTGTGAGGACAGCTTTTGCCTCTGCAAGTGATGGACGTTTGTGCATTCGTCATTCCTTATTATGGTTGAATAGTTATAAGACAATTTATTCTTGACTTATAAAAACATTATAGCTAAAATAATCACATGTATGCAACTGAAAAATATGTTCGAATGGAAGTGAAAGACGTTCATTCGCAAATTCATGAGCTGGCAAATGATCTTGGTGGAGACATTCGTTTTTTACACCAAGAGATCACTGAACAGCGCAATTTAATTGAACAACTAGTTCAAGACATTTCAGAGTTAAGAGAGAAATTTAATGCCCAGCTATAAAGTTGTGTTATTTTCTGATTCAATACATCAACAATACATGATTGATCAGGAATTAGCAATTAATAATGCACTTCCTCAAGTAACCACTGAACAAGCTACTCATGAAGATGCTCGTCTTGCGCTCTATTCTACAATTCCCACTCGAATGCCTGCACTGTTAGTTCTCAAAGATGGTGCGCGGCTACAAATAAGGCACGCCAAGCGTGGTCATGATGAAATCGTGACTTGGATAAAATCTATAGTTGGCGTATAGTGCCTAAAGCTATTGCCTTTATTCCTCATAAACAACGAATCGAACAACATCGCGTAGACTATTTGCGTGTCATTTCTGATGCTATGGAGTATCCTTTTCAAGCAGAAGATGGCCGTGAACTAGCTCCAATTCAACAAAAACTAGCTCAAGCTTGTGCTACGTACTCAAAACTCCCCTACTGGTCTTTTACTAATTGCTGTACAGATTCATTGCAAATGGCTGTGCAACTTTTAACTAATGTAGGTGATAGAGTGATAGTTCCGGCATATGGATGGAGAGCTTTTTCTAATGCTCCTACTATTATGGGTCGTGAGGTTGATTTTTGTGATATTGATACAACAGGAAATGTTGATTTGAACGAACTTGAATCTATGATAAAGCAAGAAGCTCCAGCTGCTGTGATCATAGTACATAACTTTGGAACTATTGTAGATGTGTCTCAAATTGCTTCTACGTGTGAACGCTATGGAGTAAAGATAATTGAAGACGCTGCTCCATCGTTCTATATGGGTGAGCCTTATACATATAAACCTGGTCACTCATCAGATGTAGTGTGTTATTCTTTTGATTTTACAAAGTTTCCTGGCTGTTTAGGATCAGGAGGTGGACTTGCTACTCGTGATGCTGAGTTATCTGATAGAATCTATGAACTTCAAGCACATGGCACAGATCGCAACAAACAAGTTGTAGGAATTGGAACAAAGAGTTTTATGGATAATACTTCTTGTGCTGTTCTTTTAAAAGAGTTTGAGATTTTTGAACAAAATCAGTATCGAGAGCGTCGAAGACAGAATGCTACTTGGTATATAAACAATCTTCCCTATAAATCTATACCAGGAGAAAATTATATTTGGGAAAGGTATTCAATGTTTGTTCCTTCAAAAGAAGTTGTGGATGTTTTAGAGCGACTTCACTCTATTAAGTGTTTAGCTCGTACAATGTTCAAACAACCTCTTAACACCTATTCTTTTTATAAAAGCCGTAAACATCTTCCTAAAGTACTGCACTTTGTAGATAACTTAGTACATCTTCCTTGTCATCAACATATGACTGAAGAAGAGTTGATAAGAATAAAAGAAGTATTATCATGAAAATCTTAATTACAGGCGGATTAGGATTTATTGGATCTCACCTTGTAGCAGCTTTTGGGCACAAGCATAGCGTGGATATACAAGATAATTTTTCAGAAGATTATATTGGTTATAAAATGATTCACAGAGGCTCACAAGGACTCTGTGAAACTAATGAGATAGAGAAAAAGCACAGAAAACTAAACCTTGAATACAGACTTAAAATGATTCAAGGTAAATATAATGAAATATTTAGATATTGGACTTTTAATCAACTTCCTAAAAAAGAGTATGATTTAATTATCAACTGTGGTTCGCTGTGTGAAGCAATACTATCAGGATATGTTTCACATTTCTCAAGAGAATCAATATTTGTAGGAACTCAACAAATTAAACGTCAATTTCCTCAAACACCTGTGCTACACATAAGTAGTAGCATGGTTTATGGCACTTGGGAAGAAGTAATTGACGAGCAGTACTCTTTAGGATCTGAGAACCCTTATGGTGCTAATAAAATAAAGGCAGAAAAGGTTTGCGACAAAAATGATGTAATTTTGCGGCCCATACATGTTTATGGTATAGGTGATTCAAAATTTCCAATCTGGATGAACATAGAGCGACAGATTGCAGCCGCAAAACCAGTACTTATAGAAGAAGCTGGATGTATTTATATCAACGACTTTGTACTAGCAGTAAAAAATATTGTAGACAAATGGATTCCAGGAACGTATAATATATCCTACATATTTAGAAGATCAGCTGAAGCACTAAAAACAGTTTATCCTAAACCTTTTGAGACACAAATCAAACTTGGTCCAACAGGTAAACCTCGTGGGTTATTAAACTGTGATAAGCTAATAAAAACATTTGGAGTTGACTTTGAATACCAAACCTATGAGGAAACAGTCAGAGACTATTATAGACGATATGAAGATATATGTTAAAAATAATGACGTAGGTCGAGCCTTACGTATCATGAAGAAAAAGATGTTAGCTGAAGGTCTTGGAAAAGAACTCAGAGATAGACGATTTTTTCGGTCAAAAGGTGAAGAGCGTAGGTTAGCAGAAAAAGCTGGACGAAAGCGTTGGGAAAAGAAACGTGCTCAACTAGAGCAAAAGTTTATACGTGAAGAACGCAATCAGATACGTAATAATCGAAAGAAAAAGAATGTTCAAAGATCTAACCAAAATTCAAATCAATCTAGAAACCAATCACGTCCACCTCGCAATCAGAATCAACGATAATCACGTTCATAACCTAGTTTTTTCATTTGATACTTTTACTCATATTATGAGTAAGGATGTAGAAAAGTGGTGTGGACAAATACATGGAAGATATTGGGAGTTGCAAAAGCTTTCAAACCGTGTTAAACTCTTTTCAGAATCATATGAATATCATTATAGATTTTCTTTAGATGAATGGAATACGATTCGTAGACAATTTTTAAAATGCTTGAAAAAATATACGTTGCACAAGAAGCAATAAATAATAATGTAAACAAGAGATTACTAGGTAAAAACCCATCCTTAGATTATAGTGGCGCAATAGGTTGGGAATATGATGTCATGGATTGGCATACTATGTATCTTGGTTTATTCCTTATTGATACTTTTAAGATTGATAAAAATCAATGTATTGATATAGGTGGTTTTAAAGGATTTTTTTCATCTGTTTATAGTAGACATTTTAAAGAAGTACACACTTTTGAACCAAATCCTTACGCCTATATTACAGCTAAGTTAAGTTTTAAAAGACAAGAGTTACCTAACGTAACTCTTCACAAAATTCCACTATTTGAGGAAGAAAAAGAAACAAATTTTTATTTAAATTTTTATGATACAGATAAGAAATTTGTAGCAGCTCAGAGTAATTTAGAAAAAAAACCAAAAAACTCAAATTTCTATACTGAAGTTATCAAAGTAAAAACAAGAACTTTAGATAGTTTTAGTTTTAAACCATCTTTTATTAAAATTGACGTTGAAGGCTTTGGTCTCGAAGTTATTAATGGGGGGTGGAACACCATTACAACTTATAAACCTTTTATTCAAATTGAAAATGATATTGTTTTAGAAAATAATGATGTTATTGAAAATCTGTTGAAAGATATTGGTTACAAAAAAATTGATACGAAAGACTATTTACACGTTTATAACGGTAACTGGGATCTGACAGATAGTTATTTTTTGCATAATGGTTAAATAGTTTTATATAATCTCCCTATAACTAATGGAGATTTATATGAAAGCATTTAAAGGCACTTTTAAGAAAAAGAACGGTGAGTCTCGTCAAATGACTTTTGCTCGTTTAGCAGATTTACCAGACCAGTTTTTAGAGACTCGTATTAGTGGGGCTGGTTCTGAACAAAAGTATCCTGACGGAATGGAGCTAGTTTGGGACTTAGAAGCAGACTCTTTTAGAATTTTCAACTGGAACACAGCAGAAGATTCTCCAAAGGAGCTAACTATTGACGAAAGTCTCTTTTCATAAAGAATATGTCTTAGTAGAAACTGATACAATTAATTTAACAGATTTAAGAAATGCAGAATTGAGAATGTACTATATAGTAGAAATACATGATGTAGACTCAGAAGACATAGGTTGTATCATGAAAGAAAACGATGAAGGGCAATTAGCCCCAACTCGTTTTGATACATTCTCAAAAGCAAGAGTTCAAGCAGCATTAGTAGATGCTCAATTACCAAAAGGTAAATATACACATATTGTGAGTTTGAATGATGATAAATCTTCTGATGATAAAGCTTGAACGCTGGTTTATAAAAATTTTTAAAATCAAAACTAAAGAACAACCAGATTACTTAGGATATAGAGCTTCTAAGAAGCGAACCAAACGCTAGACTGGACACGGGGGCAGTACCCGTCGTCTCCACCAATTTGTAGGCATCTACAGTTTCAGAGGGGACGAATTAGGATCGACAGGTAGTTAATAGGCAAGTGGAGAAGCAGGTGCGCAAGCGACCTAAACCGCAAGACTAAAACAACTGCAAATGATAATTTCGCAGCCGAGGACATCCGCCTAGCGGCTTAGTCTCATGGGGTATGGTTCCACCTAGCAACAGAACGGGCCATCAACCATATGAGGGAATCATGTCTAACATCTACATTCTTGGCAACGGCGGCTTTGCACAAGAAGTCTTTGAACAAATCATTTTAGGACACGCAGTTAAAGAAACTTTTGGAGGCTTCATCATTCTAAAAAATGATGAGGCTATTCTTATAGGTGAAGAAGGCTCTACTAAGTTTGATTACCCTGCATCAGCTCGTTTCATTTTAGCTACTGGTAATAAACAGTGGCGCAGAAACTTTATCTCACACTTTACATCTCAGTATCCTATTAATTCTTGGCATTTTCCAAATGTAGAAGCGGGCTATGCTCACGTATCAAAAATAAGCAAGATGGGCGTAGGTAATCTTTTTATGAATTTTTCTCTAATTAATGCAAACGCTGATATTGGTAATTTTAATATGTTGTATTCTTACTCTTCAATTCATCATGATACTATAATCGGAGATAATAATGTCTTCTCACCTTATGCAGGTCTTATGGGTTATTGTAAGTTAGGAGACGAAAACTTTTTAGGAACTGGAACACACATCACTCCAAAATGTTCACTTGGTAATGAAAACACTCTTTCTGCTGGTGAAACACTATTCGAAGATATGGAAGACAGACAGTTTTTTCAATCTGGAATCATACAGGATAAACCATGATCGTTTTATTTAGAAGCTGTGAAGCTAATTTATCGCCAGGGTCTCTTGGAGATGGTTTTGAAGATAAACCTCGTTGGGAAGGACACGGTAAACTTGAAATACTACGTAAATGCTATATGTCATTACAGCCAGGATTAGATGAGAAAGATGTAATTAATATTATTAATGATAGAACTACACAAGACACACTTAACTGGATGAAAGATAATTCTAAAGCATGGGTTCATCAATTCGATATTAGATCATTAGATGAATTGCGTAAGAATCACCCATATCCTGACTATCATCCAGTAACCGCAAATTCTTGTCCTGATCTAATGGAGTTTTTAGTTGAAACAGCCGAAAGATATCCAGATGAAATTATTTATGTTTGTGAAGATGATTACTTACACGTAGATCATGCTATTATTGCTATGAAAGAAATATTTAAACAAGGCTATCAAGGTTTTTATGCTCCTTATGATTATCCTGACAGATATACTATTGATAGACATAAAGACGCAGAACTTCATGCAGGACCTTTTGGTCACCTAAGAACTATTCCTAGTTCAACTCTTACGATTGCTGCATTAGGTAAAACTTGGCTACGCTATAAATATGAGCTACTTCGTTCAGGCGTATTTGCTGATGATACTTGGACTTGGAAAGCTTTTGCTCAAGTAGGTGCTTTATGTCCTGTTCCTGGACATGCAACTCATTTACAGAATCACTGTATAACCCCGTTTATTAATTGGAAAACTATATATGAAAACATTCGTATCTAAAAAGTCAATTGATTATAAAAAACTAAAAAAATATCTTGAACCAGCTCATAATACTAATCAGTTTTCTAATGGTGGATGGGCTGTATCAGAATTAGAACGTCGTGCGCGTGATATGTTACAAATAGATGATTCTAAAGCTATTATAGCTACTTCATCAGGTTCTTCAGCTCTACATGCTATAATATTTGCAATACATAGATATAATGAAGCAAGTTTACGCATTGTCACACAAGATTTTAATTTTCCATCAGCATCTCAAGGTCCAGCTACTGGACCTATCTTAGTTGATTTTGATAATGAACTTAATTTTAAACTTGATGATGAGTTAGCTTTTAATTATGGATCTATTTACATAGTTACTAATTGTTTTGGTCATTTACAAGACTTAGATAAAATCTTAACTTTTTGCCAAAAACACAAAAAGACAGTAATTTTTGATAACGCTGCTTCTCCATACTCTTTTCATAATGGTATTAACTCGTGCAATTTAGGTAATGCCTCATTTATTTCTCTTCATCATACAAAACCTATTGGTTTTGGTGAAGGAGGTTTAGCAATCGTTGAGAAACACCTTGAAGAGTATGTTAGAATAGCGTGTAACTTTGGTTTCATTGATAGACGATTCAATGAGCGTGGAAGTAACTTTAAGATGAGTGAACTTTCTGCTGCCGGTATTCTTCAGTATTGGGACTCATTTAATATAGATGAGTTGATGGATAATACTTTAGATTCATATTATGATACGCTATTTCATCTTAATCAAAGTCATTTAGGAGATCTTTTTCCAAATCACGCAGACGATAATAAATTTTTGCCATCTTGTCTTCCATACATCTATGAGAAACCAATGACACTTGAAGAAATAGACAATAGCGAAGCTAAAAAATATTATGTTCCTTTACGAGGTTTAAGAATATCTACTGAAATCTATAACAGAATCATTTGTCACCCAATCATGAGAAAAGAAAATGAATAAAATAGCTGTAGTTACAGGATTTGCAGGTTTTATTGGTACCACCTTTACTCAGTTACTTCTACGTAATGGGTGGAAAGTATATGGTATAGATAAGTTTACACACGTATCAAATCGTGCACACCTAAAATATGATCTTAATCAATTTACATGGGTTGAAAAAGATATTAAAGACGTAAAATGGCTCCCAGAATGTGACGTAATTTTTAATTTTGCAGCTGAATCTGACGTTGATATTGGTAATCAAAATTGTTCAAACTTTATACAATCTAATATTGATGGGGTAAGAAACCTATTAGAATTAATTAATAGTAGAATTGTAATTCGCTCTGATAAACCACTTTTTTTTCAGATATCAACAGACGAAGTATATGGTGATATCGTTGAGGGCGAGTTTAATGAATGGGACATGTTAAATCCTTCTAACCCTTATTCTGCTTCTAAAGCTGCCGCTGATTTATTAATTCAAAGTTGGGCAAGAACTCATGGACTTGAATATATTATAACACGCCCTTCTAATAACTATGGGTATTACCAATACCCTGAAAAACTTATTCCACTCTCTGTAAAAAGGCTAACAAGAGGAAAAACAATTAAACTTCATAATATGGGAAAACCGTATAGAACCTGGACACACTCAGCGGATACAGCAGAAGCAATTTTACTACTCTATAATAAAGCAGAAAGAAATAATATTTATAATATTTCATCGCAATTTGAACAAATGAATAAAGATACAGTTGAAAAGATAATTAAGTCCTATTTCATGGGTTATCTCAATAGATCTGTACCTAAGATTCATGAATACTATGATTTATCTTATGAAAGACCAGGACAAGACGAACGTTATGCCATTTCTTGTAGACCCCTACGATCTTTAGGTTGGGAACCAAAACATGAGTTTGATAAAGATATAGTTGAGCTTGTAAAACATTACAAAAAGGAGTTTGTCTGGTGAAAAGAGTAATCATCACGGGTATTTCAGGATTATTAGGAAGTACTTATGCACGCTATCTTATAAATAAAGGTGGTTATGAGGTTATAGGCATAGATAATATGATAGGCGGGGTAGAAGGAAATGTACCTGAAAAAGCAGAGTATATTAGAGGAGATATTCAAGATACAGCACTTTTAACAGAAATTTGTAAAGGTGCTGACTGTGTATTTCATACTGCGGCTCTTCCTTACGAAGGTTTGAGCGTATTCTCTCCTGCTTGTACAGTAAATTCTATAGTATCTGGAACTGTATCTATCGCATCAGCTTGTTTAGCCAATAATGTAAGATTGTTAATTAATTGTTCTTCTATGGCTAGATATGGAGATCAAACACCGCCATTTACAGAAGACTTACCTCGTAAACCAGTAGATCCTTACGGATTAGCAAAAGCTCAAGCAGAAGAACACCTTGAGATGCTACATGAAATACATGGGTTAAATTTTGTAACAGTTGTTCCTCATAATGTGATTGGTAAAGGACAAAGGTATTATGATCCGTTTAGGAATGTAGTCGGTATTATGATTAATCGAACATTACAAGGAAAACCTATTATTGTCTATGGAGATGGTGAACAAAAAAGGTCTTTTTCAAATGTTTATGACTGTATTGAAGCTGTATATAAAATAATGATTTCTGATAGAGATATAGCAAAACAAATATATAATATTGGTCCTGATGATAATGAAATCTCTATTAAACAATTAGCTTATAAAGTAGGACATTTTTGTGAAAAGTATCCAAATCTTCAGCATTTTCCCGATAGACCTCGTGAAGTAAAAAATGCTTTTTGCTCATCTGATAAAATAAGAAAAGAATTTAATTATAATGCATCAATTACTGTAGATCAAACTCTTAAAGAAATGATCTCGTGGATTAAACCGCAAGTGCGAGAGTTTGAATATCACCTTCCGTTAGAATTTGTAACGGACGAAACCCCTAAAACTTGGACTGATAAGTTAATATAATGCTTACAAGTATTGAAATGAATCTTTTACATGCTTTACAATGGGAATCTCATGATTTTGAAGTAGCAAACTATAAAGAGCGCTGGAATCTCTCAAAAGAAGAAGCCGATGCTGTCAAAAAATGGATTCATGCACGTACTGAAGAGATTAAAAATAAAAATAAAATATAATGAGAGAATGTTTAATTGTGGGTGCTGGCTCTTCAAAAACAAAAGCTGCTGATTACCCTGATATATTTTCTATTAGTGCAAATTTACATCACCCTAATGCAAATATAATTTTTGCACAAGATGACCCGATTATGGATCGTATATTACGTGAAGGTGTTGATGGGTTTAGAACTCAACCAGTTTTTACTACACCACAAAAATATAAAAAATATAAAGACCATTTTAGATGTTATGAATTTAACTATAGACTATTTCATAGTTGTTCCAGCTTATCGTCTGGATTAAACGCGATAGCTTTAGCACAATTTTTCAACTTTGAGCGTATTATTCTTTGTGGATTTAATTTTGACGAAAAAGAAGCTAATTATAATGAACTTTTTCAAACAATCTCACATGAGAGTGAAATAGAGTATGTTTTTAAATGAATTATTTTACTAACTTATTTGATTATAACTTACGTTACGTGCATGCTCCAAAATGTTCTTCACGAACTACTCTTGCTTGGATGGTTTTAATTAGAGAACCTCATCTTTATGAAAGTAAGCCTGAGTGGTTTATGAGCGTTCCTAGTAAAAGAGACCATGCTTATAAAAATATAAAAAGACGAGTACAAAAACATGATTTTTTTGAAACTGAGTATGATACATCAAAAATTACTTTTTGCATAAAAAGAGATCCTGTTAAACGTTTTATCAGTGCATATCAAAATATGAGATGGCTTGGTGAGCTTGGAAATAATATTGAAAAATTAATTAATAATTGGGATGATTTACTGATGAACCGTCCAGTTTTAAAAGAGCATTTTAGAACACAGACCTCTTGTTATGGAACTCACGCAATTTATTCACACATATTTAAGCATGACAGAATGAAAGAGGTAAGAGAATTTTTAGAAGACTACGCAAAAGTTCATCTTCCAAATCTTCATTTACAACAATCAGGTGAAAAAGAAGAAATTGTACTTAATAATGAACAAATAAAATGGATTATGGAAAAATATAAAGAAGATTATAATAATGGCTGGTATTAAAATTATTACACCTTATGTGTTTGAGAATGAAATTCTTCATCATAAAAATCAATTCTGGGAATTAGATATTCATTATGAGCGTGATGTTGCTGGAATTGGATCAGATTTGATGTTTCAAAAGATGTGGTCGCAATATCCAGATGATGACATCTTTATTTTACACGCCGACATGTCTCCTTATCATGACGGATGGTGGGAGGAGGTGCTTGAATATGTCGAGCGTTACCCAGAAGCAGGAATGTTTGGTTGTTTGTTACTGTACCCAGCAACAAACGAGAGTGGCCAACATTACATACAATGTGCAGGAGGAAAATTCACAGACAATAGACCAGATCACTTCGGAAGTGGGTTGGTACTTGAAAACGGGAGAACTTTTAAGTCAGAACTGGAAGTTGATTCAGGACAATACGATTCCACGAGAGAAGTTGCTTGGACAACATTTGGAGGTTGCTACATTAGACGGGAATTTATCAATACCGTTGGCGACTTTGACCCCTCCTATGAATGGACTTACAACAGAGACGTCGATTATTGCTTATCAGGAAGACAAGCTGGTTTCAACATCTATCAGATACCTGTACGACTCTATCACCATGAATCCAGAGATAACAAACGAATAAAAGATCAAAATAAAGCTGATATGGAAATGAGAAATCTCGCTCGTCTCCAGACGAAATGGGCAAACTCAAAATTTTATAAAACGCTGGACAAGGAGATTAAAAGTGGATAAAGTATTTATATCAAAAGATGACTTAGAAAAAGCATTGGTAAATACAAAAAGACGTGCAGGCCCTCTTACTACAATTATAGCTTGGTTTGGGTTTATTTGTACAATATTATGGGCGATTCCATTATTAGTATTTTGGATTCTATTACTAGTATTTTGTATTCCATTTTTTCTAATAGATAATCATATTTTAAGGAGACAAAAATGAGTAAAGTAACTCACAATTGGGTTTTAGCTGCTCTGCAAGAAGCAGATAGTGAAAGATCAAAACTTACTGAAAGAGAACGTGATATTTTTGGTTTATGCTCTCGTAGGTTAAAACATTTTATTAATAATATCAATGCTGCTGGTGAACATAATTATTTAGAAATTGGTACATATAAAGGCGCTACGCTTATTGCCGCTATGCGGGGTAATAAAATTAATGCGTATGGTGTTGATAATTTTATGTATGACGATAGAGAAGCAAATAAGTGGGCTCCTGAAGGTTTTATTTGGGATAATATGAAGTCACAGCTTGAATCTAATATTAATACCTATAGATTAGCAGCTGACGTTTTAAATGGTGATAAAATTACTATGATTGAAGGTGACTTCAGAGACGTAAACTGGACTGGTAAACCAAAGTTTGATGTTTGCTTTTTTGATGTTTCGCCTGTAAGTAGAGAAGTGTATGAAGCGTTTTTTGAAAAAGTTTTACCCACACTTGCTCAAGAGTCTGTTGTTATCTTTTCACAACAGTCAAACTCAATGCATGCTAAAGAACTTAATGAGGCAATGTTAAAGCATCAAGAGAAATTTACAGTTCTTTGGGATGAAAAACGTCTATCTGGCGCAACTAGTGATGCCTCTAATTACTATAGTGGTATTCGTATTTACGGACTTAAAAAGAAAGCTGTTGCTACAAAATCTATACCAATTCCTGCCAAACCAACCTCTAACACTGCTTCAAAGTGAGGAATGAATGTTAAAAAAATCAGCTATAAGCCTTATTAGTTATGATGCTAATCGGTTTTTACCTAAATCTATTGAACGCTATTACAACTACGTAGATGAAATTGTTTTAGGAATTGATAAAGATCGCATGACTTGGAGTGGTAATACCTTCTCAATCAACGAAGAAGCGTTATGGAAAGAACTTTCACAAATTGACGGTGATGGAAAAATTTCAATTATTGAAGAAGATTTTCATCAGTCTCAAGTTGCAATTGAAAATGATAACTATGAACGTAACTTTCTTAAAGCTCAATGTTCACATGATTGGATTTTCTCTTTTGATGCAGATGAGATGCTTGTAAATGCGAAAACATTCTTTTATGATTTTTGTCCTATTGTAGAGCCATACTTTAACAAAGTTGATATTTGCATGACCTGGGCAACTCCTTATAAGGTTGTAACAGATGAAGAAGACAAATCACAAACTCTTGTTATTGCAAATCATGATGATACGCCTTTTTTCGGAGAAAATCAAGGATTTGCTACATCAAAAAACAGTACATTTACTTATGCTCGTTGGACTGATAAGTCAGGTGCAGGAGCTAATAGAATCATGTCCCCACTTGTCGCTCTTCATTGGAGTCTTTGCCGTCCTGATAAAGAACTTCATGAAAAAATACACAATATTGGTCATTCAGATCTAGTCGAAAAAGATCCTTTTTATCAAATCTGGTCACAGGTTACTTGGGATAACTATCATGAACTAGAAAACTTTAAAACATCGGGTTTAGGACAAGCACAATGGCCTAAGCTATTTGCAGTTCCATCAGAACATGTAGAAGATTATATTAAACAAAATCTAGGGAGAGCATACTAATGTTAGTTGAAATTGTAGGAAAGTTTTTTGATAATCATTCATTAACTATAATTAATCGTAATTTAGCATTAGGATTACAAAAATATCATGATGTATATATTACTCCTCTTGATTCGTTTGATCCAGTTCATGGTTTAAATAAAGGCGTTGTTAAAGAGCTAAAAAATCTTGCTGGTAAAGAGATGCCTAAAACAGGAGCACAAATACAATTAAGACACTCATACCCACCTATTTGGCAATGGCCTCCTAAAGATGGAACTAAAGTTATCTATATTCAACCATGGGAATATCCAAAATTACCGTTTGAGTGGCAATATAAATGGGAAACTTTCGCAGATCATGTAATAGTACCGTCAAACTATATTAGAGATATTGCAATTCGTGGAGGAATGCGGCCTGGTGGTATTACAGTGGTTCCAAATGGTTATAATCAAGATATTTTCAACAAATCTGCAAAACCTTTAACAAAATACGGGATAGATCCTAATAAATTTAATTTTGTTTACGTAGGTAATCCTCAATGGAGAAAAGGTTTAGACCTGGTAATCAATGCATGGCATAAGTCTTTTAAGTCTTATGATAATGCTCGTTTAATTATTAAAGACACACCCCAAATTTATGGTCAAAATAATATTCTTAATGAGATCATTAAAATGCAATATAAAACTGAATGTGCAAAAGTTATTTATATAGATGATACTCTTACTGATGAAGAAATGGCTGGGCTATTTACCGCTTCAAAAGTGGTTGTACACCCTTATCGCGCTGAAGGGTTTGGGATGCATATACAAGAAGCTGTAGCATGCGGGTGCTTGCCTATCTTACCTGATAAAGGACCTCATGAAGACTTTATTCCAAATGATATCGGATTAAGAATCCAAACTAACCCAAAACCTGTAGATATTACTTCTGGTCAAATTTTTGCTCAAAAACCAGGAGACGCTTTCACCATGATGAATTCTCATACTTTTATGAATGAACCTGATGGACAATCTTTATCAAAAGTAGTACAATATATTTATCATTCGCACGATAAAAAAGAACATTTTTCTAAATTAGATAGTCTTGAAATGACTAACACTTGGGAAAATGTTGTAGAATCTTATGTGAAAGTAATCGAGAAAGTAGATGCCAGAAAAACACACCCTATCCGACATAGAAATTGATAAGTGGTTTGCAGAACTTGAAGCAGAACTAGAAGCTAATAAAGACGAAGATGAGCTTGCAAGATTGGCTCAAAAGGTTTTAGACAACCATCAACCATCTCTTGCAGATAAAGTATTACAGGATTTTCATGGAAACGCTCCGATCATTGATGAGTCTTATTCTGGTCAGTTGCCAGATATTACTCCTAAAGCTAGAATATTTATTACTCAGAATTTGGAAGAAGGACAATATTTTAAGTTCTCAGTCTACGGCGGGGGATGTTCCGGTTTTAATTATGCTTTTGATGTGGCTTCAGAAATTACAGATGAAGATATTCAGTTTTCGAATTCACCACCAGCTTTAGTAGATCGTGAATCTCTACAATTTTTGTACGGAACTACTATAGATTTAGAAGACAAAGGAATGAACAAGCTTCTCAAAGTTGATAATCCTAGTGCTAAAGCCTCTTGCGGATGTGGAACAAGTTTTGCATTTGATGAAGATCTACTGGATATATATTGATGAAAGACTTTAATTGGATAGTAAATGAAAGTGGATTACCTTGGTTAAAGCTTGACATCCAATTCAACTATGAATCTATGCTTAAAGAGGCTGTTGCATTAAAAGATCGCTTTGTAAATCACCGCGATGAGGATGGTGTAGGGGGTTATAGACATAAAGGTTGGCGTAGCTTATCAATTCACGGTATTTCGGCAGAAAAAACAAATCACTATGAACAATATGGTTATAAATCTAATGAAGAAACTCCTTACAGATGGACAGAAATTTCTGGTCTTTGTCCTAATACAGTTTCTTTTTTTAAGAATGTATTTCCTTTTTCTTCTTATTATAGAGTAAGATTCATGTTACTTGAGCCAGGAGGTTTTATTACACCACATAAGGATACAGATATTAATAAGCTTTCTCCTATCAATATGGCTTTAAACCACCCAAAAGGCTGTAAGATGAAAATGAAAGGCCATAAAGGATTTGTCCCTTTTAAACCTGGAACCATGATGATGTTGGATGTAGGTAATGAGCATGCATATATTAATAATTCTAACGAAGATCGATACCATATTATTGTTCACGGAATAAAAACAGAAGAATTTAAGGATTTAGTAGTTCGTAGCTATGAGAAAAATGGGAATTAATAAAAACTATGTGGTAGGCATCTATGATGATACTAGACACGGTAATTTAACTCTTGATCAGAAAAGGAAAGAAATTACTGAATTTTTTACCAGATTTAAATATTTTGGACCTATTATTGTTAAACAAGATATTAACGATGTACTAGATGAAGCATTAACTCATGGTGTTGATTACTGTATAGTTCAATCTGTAGGTCATATTATTAAAGATGTTTCCTTTTTTACCTTTATTGAAAAATGGATTAAAGAACAAAATTTCTTTGTTACTGGTCATATTATGGATAAAGAAAAAAAGAATAAAAATAACCCTCAAGGTTTTAATGGGTATTACGGGCTACATAAGCAGTGTATGCTAGTAAACTTAAAATATTATGAGAAGTTTGATCGTCCTGTTTTTGGGGAAAAAACGACTAAAGAAGAATTTGTTACTAAAGCTATAAGACATTCAAAAGATATACATGATGATTATACTCCTTTATCCTTAAAACCGGCTGAAAACTTAACTGTTTGTACTCCTCTTGTAGATGGGTGGAATTTTATTAATACAAGTCTTGCTAATGATTTAACAGTTTTTAACTTTCATCCGAAAATTAGAGAATCAAAAGAATATATTTATCCTACTACTAGTGCTGCTGACCTAGAACATCAATTATCTTGGATAAATAATATTATTAGTTTTGCTCCAAAATGTGTATTTTTTTGGAATACAGAAAATTACATAGATTTAGATTATGTAAAAATAGATAAACCTATTAATAAATTATACTCTGTTGCTGCAAGTTTTAAACCTAATATGATACTTAATCGTTTTGGTTTTCAAGAAGATACAGAAGTTGTGTTTTATGATTATAGTAAACCAGCTCTTGCTTTTAAAAAACTTTTGTTATCTCACTGGAATGGAGAAGACTACCCTGACTTTTTAGATTGGGCAGAAAGAAAGTATAATATAGATGAAACTGGAGGTAATGAAACTCAAAAGCTTTCTCGACAAGAACTTTGGCAAAGAGAGATTAAGTGGTGGGGATCAGAAAAAATCATTAAAGAACATTGGAATCAATACAAAGAATTAAAACACTCATATATTCATTGCGATGTATGTGAAAATCCTGAAAAAATAACATCAAAAATTACTCAAGATCAAACTTCAGTCATATGGTGGAGCAATGCTTTTCATACTGTAAATGCTCAGTACTTAAGAGGCTTATCAGGAGTAAAAAAATGTTATGACGATTGGTGTAGTCAAATAAACGAAAAAAATCCTAATATTTGGATACTTGGAAAGGATTATTTGGATAAACCTGTTGAGGGTAACCAAATAAAAAATTATTTAAATGCTTATCTTACCTAAAACTATTATAAATTTTAATTTTAAACATTGGGATAAGATAGATTTTAGAGATCATTTTGACTATGATTTAAAAGGACATTGTCAAGGAATAGCTATTAAAAGTTTAGATGGAAAAATACACACATTTTATAGAGACGGTTTGCAAGAACACCCTGATGATTATTCCTACACTGCTTATTATAAGCTTTTTAAACCTTTAGTAGATTTTTTTGATATTAACACTACTAGAATTAGGCTACATCAACAATTACCTAATAATGAAACACCAATGCATGTAGACTATAATAACATAGAGGTAAAAAATAATGCTGATTATAATATTAGATTACTAACAGCGTTATCAGAAAGCGATGATTTTATTTATAGGTTTAAACCTAAAGGCGAAGAATTAAAAGAATTTACATTAAAAAAAGGACAATCTGTCATATTTGACCCAGATATTGTAGCACACGGTATGATAAATAACTCAAAAACAGAAACTCGATATTCTTTAATACAAATTTTTAAAGCGTATCCTGTTACTCCGTGGTTAAAAGATTTTATCAACACAGAACAGATTATCAAGCTATGAATATTGATTTTGGTACTGCTTTTCATAAACCAAACGGGAATGCAGTAAAAGTTACTATAAATGAATTTAGAGAAACTCTTTATCTTCATATTAGAGAATATGCGATGGATGGGGATACCGGACAATGGTATCCAACTAAATCAGGATTTTCTATCCCAGCAGATGAAGTAAGTTCTCTTATCCCTCTACTAGAAGACGCAAGTAAAGCGGTTGCCCAACGATACGTATGGAATAACCAGCTTGAATTAGAATTGGAGTAAATAATGAGCGTAAAAGCTTGGAATGACGAACAAGAAGCAGAATTAATTAAACTATATACTGAAGAAAACCAAAAAGATGTATACGAATTAGCTTCTCACTTCTCAAAAGGTTATAGAAGTGTTATAAGTAAATTAGTTCAATTGAAGATTTATGAAAAACCTGAAATTGAAGAACAAGATCGTTCTTTAACTGTTAAAGTAATGCTTCGTGAGCTTGAAGAAATATTAGAAATTGAAGTTGAAGGTGTTAATCTTAATAAAAAAGAAAACCTTCAAAAACTTCTCAATGCTATTAAACAAAAGGTTAAGTAATGGCTGCAAAAAAGAATCGTAATAATAAGGTGTGGATGATACCTGAAGGTGAAAAACGTGATTCAGCTTCTTATCATTTTATTCACGCAAAAACCTTAACTCAACTGCGCAATGCGCAAAAGCTGCGTATGCGCAAATACCACCCTAAACTTCGCCAACACATCTGGTTTGTTGAATCAAAAATGCCCCCACACTCAAAATAGGAGATAAAATGTCTGATTATGAAACTTTTGAACAATTTCTTGCAAGAAAAACAAAAGAAGAGGAAGCTGAACGAAAACATAGAATTGAAAAATCTCAGTCGCATCATGATTTAGTAAATCCTAAAATTTATGAATCTCCTGATGGTGGTAAAACTGTGTATGAACGTAATTTTGGTAAAACTAATCGTAGGCAAATTGCTTCTTCACCTGAAGAAAAAAAGATACGTGATTACCTAAATCGTGATGTAGATATGGTAAATCACCCACCTCACTATAACAAAGGTATTGAGACTACAACCTATATTGATTCTTGGGAAATGGGTTTTTCACAAGGTAATGTTATAAAATATGTTACTCGGTATAATCTTAAGCACGATACAAAAGAAAAACAGCTTGAAGACCTTAAAAAAGCTCGTTGGTATCTTGATGATTTAATTCAGTTAGTTGAAAATGGAAAATCTTGAAACCTATTTTGCAAACGAATACGTAAGTAAAGATAGTGATCCCCACGTTATACGGCTAGTAACACAGTCACAATGTGTTTTAGATGTTGGATGTGGGGATAATCTTTTTAAAAAACAAATTCGTTTAGGAACTTTTACGGGAATTGATCTTTATAATAAAAACGCAGATATAATGTGTGATATTTTGGATTATAAAACAAATTTAAAATTTGATTTAATTATATGTTTTGGTTCAATTAACTTTTATGATATTAAATGGATCGATGATAGAATGCACAAGGTATTCTCACTTCTTAAACCCGGTGGTACAATATGTATGAAAGTTAATCCAGGCGAACCTTTTGAAAATGGCAAAAAACTAGCATGGTTCGACCGATGGACCGTTCCTCTTGCTAAACATTATGCAGAGTTGTACAATATGAAAATTGAACATTTACGAGAAGGATCTCGTAAGCGAATTAAATGGGATTACGTAACAAAATGAATTTATTTCCACTATTTGAGCCTTCTACTGGTTTAACAATACTTTTAGCCTATGGGTTATTTGCACTAGTAATGACTTATTGGTATTCAAGAGGTTATAATGACTCAAAAACCTCTTTCTTAGTAGCTCGTCGTGAGCTTAACACTTTTCAAGGCAGTTTATCTGTTGCTGCTGCTTGGCTTTGGGCTCCAGGACTATTTATTTCTGCACAACAAGCCTATGTTAATGGTTTAGTAGGACTATTCTGGTTCTGTTTAGGTAATTTCTTAACTCTTGGAGCATTTGCATATTTTGCTAAACAAATCAGGGAACGTGCTCCAGAAGGATTTACCTTTTCTGGATACTTAAAAGAACGTTTTTCTGGTAGAGTACAAGCTCTTTTTGTAGTTGAGATGATGATTCTTGCCACGTGTGCTTTTGCTATCAATCTTCTAGCTGGTTCAAAAACTGTAGAAGTGCTAACAGGTATTAACTACACTCTTGCTACTTTACTGATGGCTGGTGTAGCTATTCTTTATTCTTTTAGAACAGGACTTAAAGCAACAGTTGTTACAGAAATTATTAAGATCTGTGTCGTCTGGGCAGGTGCTGTAGTATTAGTTCCTTGGGCTATCTCTGCTGCAGGTGGTTGGGATGTTGTAGTTGCAGGCTTAGGAGGTCGCACCGGTGAAGGTGCTCAAATCTTTGGGACTCCGTTTGCTTGGGGTATTTTTACAGGATTTGGAGCTGCTGCATTTCTGGGTCACATGGGAGGTCCTTGGGGTGATAATTCTTTCTATCAACGAGCCTTTTCTATCAAAACAAGGTCAATTATTCCATCATATGTAATCGCATCATTTGTTTTTATTGTGATTCCAATCCTTATGGGAATGCTTGGATTTCTTGCTGCAGGATTAGAACTTGGTATTCCAAATAACATGGTTGGTACTACCAATGCTATCGTGATTGGAACACTGCTACCTCCAGTAGCATCCATCTTTTTTGCATTCATGATTTTTGCTGGACTTGTTGCTATTCTTGACTCTCAGTTTGCTTCTGTAGCAAATATGACAGGACATGATATCTTTAACGCTTTTAAAGGTGGTACAGATGATCAAGCAGTTATCAACTACGCTAGATGGGGAATGATTGCGTTAGCTGTAGCTGGAGTAGCTGTAGCTAATATTCCTGGAATGCAACTTGTGTATCTATTTTTATTCTTTGCAGTTTTAAGGGCTGCTGTATGGTTACCTTCTATGATTTCCTTAGTAAGACCACACTGGATCACAGAACGTGGTATGTTTTGGGGTATTTTAATTCCAGCTACAGTTGGTGAAATATTATTTGTAGCAGGAAAATTAGGTTATACCAATACTGCTTTTATGGGAACTTTAATTGCAATCTTTGGTTCTCCTATTCTAGCCCTTGTTATCAGTAAGATGAATGTCAAATAAAAAACTCATTATTCTAACAGGACCACAAGGTTCTGGAAACCATCTTTGGTCAAAGATATTTGCGCTTCACCCAAAAGTATTTGGGTGGAGTGCTCTTTTAGATACTTATTGGATAGGTCATCATGAAGAACCTTTTTCTCTTTGCTGGAAAAATCCAGATCTACTTCATGCTTTTGACTGGGATAAATCAGACTACTTTATCACGTCAATTTCATGTCCCTATTTTTACAATAAACAACCAAATATTCCAAAATATTTTGAATTCTTTAATATAGCAAGACTATATTGTGATATTACTTTTTTAATTATCGGTAGAGACAAGAACATTCTTGAAAAACAAGAAGAAAGAGTAAGAGGCGAAAAAACCTATCATAAATTCCTAAAAGAGTTAAAAAATATAAAATACGCTGATAAAATATATTTAAGTACAGAGTTGTTATATTTATATAAGCAAGAATATTTGGAAACATTAACTAAATTTTTTCCTATTGATTTTGATAATCCTTTGATAGATGACATTATAAAAATTGATGAAAATAGGAAGTATGTTAATCAAATATCTCAACAACCCTTGGATTTAGTAGTAAAGCAAGTAAGTTATGAATAAAATAAAAAAGGCCTTTGAGAAATTAGTTTTAAAAAATCCAGACAACTTTATAATAATATTTTTCCATGGTGGTATGGCTGGATCTTCCCTATTACGCATCTTATCAGCTCATGAGGAGTTTTATCACTCTTTTAAAAACTTAAATCAGTTAGAGTATGACGATCCTATAAGATATCCTGATTCCGTAGAAGGTTTTTATACAGACTTAACTCATGAACTTTCTTTCAAAGAACAACATTTAGCATGTGCTCATATACATTTTCATACACCTTGGGAAAGTGATGAAAATCTTTTAAAATACTTTGATCTCGTTAAGCAAAATAAAAAAATAGCTCTTAAAACACATGATTTTTCTCTTTATGAAAAGTATAAAAAAAGTAAATGTATTTTTGTCACGGGCGATAATCTTTCAAACAGAAGAATTATAAATAGTGGAAACCCCCCATTTTTACCTGAAGAAGTTATCAAAGTTCGTATCGATAAACTTATGTCCTTAGATTACGATACCTTTTTACAAGAATACTTAAACTTAGTTTTTGAATTCAATCTTACCCCAAGAATAAATTCAGTAAGAGCTTTTACCTTAATGTGGTTAGAAAGACAAGAAAGATTCAAAAGAAGTCTTTCCTAATGCTTAATTTTCAGATATATTCTTTATATGAATTACAAAGAACTCAAACAACTTATTCAAAAACATAATCATGCTTATTATGATTTGTCTGCTCCTTCTATTTCAGATGGTGAGTATGACCAGTTGTATGATAAGCTTGAAGCTATGGAAAAGGCACAAGGTTGGCGAGACCACGATTCACCAACTCTTCGTGTAGGCGGTTCTGCTGGTAAAATTACACATCCATATAAACTTTACTCTCTCCGTAAGATTTATGAAGGTGAAGAAGAAGTTGAATCTTGGATGGATGTTATACTCCCAAAAATTGATGGTTCTAACTTAACTCTGGTTTATCGTAGGGGCAAACTTAAGCTTGCGATAACTCGTGGTAACGGAGAACAAGGCGAAGATGTGACACATCTTGCAGAATGGATTAAAAATGTTCCACATCGTATTGATACACAGTTTGATGAAATTGTTGTTAACGGCGAGTGTGTTACAGATAATCAAGTTGAAAACTTCAGAAATTACGTATCAGGCGCGTTAGGCTTAAAATCTGCGCATGAATTTAAAGATAGAAATATTAATTTTATTGCACACGATTGGCTCGGAATCGATATGGATTACTTGCCTCGTATGAAAGTTTTAACAGGGTTGGGATTTTTTACAGCTCTTGAAGACCGCGCTTGGGAATATCCTCAAGACGGAGTAGTGTATCGTTGCAGTTCGTATGCTAAATCACAACAACTGGGGTATACATCAAAGTATCCTCGATTTGCTGTGGCTCTGAAAAAGCGTATGACAGAAGTTGCTATTACTACGTTACAAGATGTCTTGTGGGTAGTTGGTCGTACAGGAACTGTTAATCCTACAGGTATTGTTGATCCTGTAGTGCTTGATGATGCTACTATTTCTCGTGTCACTCTTCATAATCTTGGTATTATCGAAGAACATGATCTTGGATTAGGGGATTTAATTCAGATTGAACGTGCTGGAGGAGTTATACCAAAGTTTATTGGTGTAGTCCAACACTCAGAACACGGCATAAAGATTACAAAAAACCACGCAGAACAGACCATTGGTATGCAAACAAAAAGAGACGGTCCTAGACTAGTGGTTGCAGATAAGAATAATATTAATACATCAAAAGTTTTGGAACATTTTATCAAAACTATTGATATCAAAGGACTAGGCCCAGCTTCTGTTCAAAAGATGGGACTTACACACCCAGTCGATATTTATGATGATCAAAACTGGGCAAAACTTGGTGCTAATGGCGCTAAAGTCGAAGCTGAAATTGAGCGAACAAAGACCAAACCTTATGATATTGTTCTTGCTTCCCTTGGTATCCCTGGAGTTGGTAAGTCTGCTGCTAAACTAATTATTAGTAAGATTCCAGCGTTCAGAAATCTAAGAGATATTGAAACTACAGAAATAAAAGGTATCGGCCCTTCTACTGTTGATTCAGTTCTATCTTGGCTCGACGAAAACGAAGAGTGGGTTACGACTTTACCTCTTCAACTAGAACAGAATGTCACGGTTGAAGAAACAGTTGGAACTCCTGCTCGTAAAATATGCATTACAGGAAAGCTGGATATGCCTCGTGGTGATCTTGCAGATCGTCTCGAAAGCAAAGGCTTCAAAGTAACTTCAACAGTCACTAAAGATTGTTATGCTCTTATTACTGGCGGTGATACCTCATCTTCTAAATATAAACGTGCTATTACTCTTGGTGTAACCATTGTAGATTATTGGTCAAGCCAGAAAGAAGTATTATCTGGTGATTTTTAATGCCTGAAGTAATACTTTTAAATGATGCAACTTATCACAAACACCCCCTGTCTACAAGACCAGCAGGGGGTCATGTCATAGCTTCTAATATCAGAGAAGCAGGTTACACTTGTGAAGTGATTGATTGGTTTACAGTTTTACCTGATTTTTTTAATATTCTCAAAAAACTTGCTACAAAAGATACTAAAGTGTTAGCTATCAGTACTACTTTTTTAGCTCCTCCTACTTCAGTAGGATTTAATGAAGCACTTTCAGAACAAACAGGTCTAGGCGTATATAAAGATGAAACTTTAGACAACGCTTCTATAGACTCTGAAATTATTTATGATAGAAATCTATATCTCTGGCTAGGCAGTGAAGAAAATGCTAAAAACTGGTTTTCTAAAATTAGGCAAATATTACCAGGAGTTACGATCATTATGGGCGGGCCTAGAACCGCAAGAATTTTTAAAATAGCAGAAAGAAAAAATGTAGAAAGCGCAATTAACAATGTAGATTATTTTGTAGTAGGTGAAGGTGATGAAGCAATTATAAAAATCTTAAATAAAACAATCAAAGGTAAAGGACATTTTTTAAAAGAAATACATAAAAACGGTTTAAAATTTATATTTTCTAATAGATATGATAAACCAATACCTCCAATAAAGTATACAACATATACTAATGCGATAAACGGTGAATGGATGCCCTTAGAGATCAGTAGGGGTTGTAAATTTAATTGTTCTTTCTGTAATTATGAGAAAAATGTTTATAGAAAAAAGGAACGCCAGACTCTAATAGATGAGCTTACAAGAAATTATGAAATGTTCGGTATAAAAGGTTACCATTTAACTTGTGACTGTCTTAATGATTCAAAAGAATACATTGATATTTTTACTGACGCTTTAAAATCTTTATACTTTAATATTGAATATGTTTCTTATACACGTTTAGATATGTTCCACAAATATGAAGATATGATGGAACAGCTTTTTGAGACAGGTTTTAAGGCAGGTTGGTTTGGCTTAGAAACTTTTAATCATGATGCAGCAAAAGCAGCAAAAAAAGGATTGCATCCTGAAAGAGTAAAAGAATTAATGAAATTACTAAAAGATAAATCCGTTAACTATGGAGGATTCTGGTTAAGCGTTTATCTAGTCTTTGGTTTGCCTAAAGAAACCATAAAATCCTTAGAAGACACTATCGACTGGTTTAAACACAATCATGTCGTAGATGAAGTCTCAGTTTCTGTGTTAGATATTGCAGAATTTTCTGAGCAACTCGTTGATATGACGAGCTTTAGTGATCACACTTTAAACCCAGAAAAATATGGGTTTTCAGAGTTATCATATAACCCATTCTATTGGAAGCATGAAACAATGGATCTTCATGATGCTATTAGAATGAAAGAAAAATTTAAAGAAGAAATGAAACATCATACTTCTACTCGATATGGTGGAAGTGCGATGAATGAGTATGGATCTATAAGAACTCTTGGATTTACTCATGACGAAACAGTAAAACTTCTTAAAGTTAAACTAGGAGATGTTGGTTCTAAATTACTTGATGTAGATAAGAATCTAAAAGTTAATGTTAGAAAACAATTGCTTCAACTTAGTCAAGAAAAACTTAAGAATTATAATGATAGTTTACTGTCTTTTAAATAAAATTGAAAAGAACCAACTCACCAAAATCCTTCACATTTCAGTTGCTTCTTATAAAGTTTTTCTGTAATATCTCTATATAAAGTCAAGAGATTAAGAAAACTCTTGAAAATTCAACAAAACTTAAAGTTCGAGGGGAACAATACATGTCAAAGTTTGAATACACTGATGAAATGGTTACTCGCATGCACGATGTTGCAGGTTCAGGAGTAACTGAAGATATTATCGAATCACTAATGGGTGAGTTCGATTTTCCACGTCGGTCAGTCACAGCAAAGCTTCGCAAGCTGGGCTACGACGTACCAAAGAAGCCAGGCGCAGCTCCTGTCTTCTCAGCTGAAGAAACTGATGCTCTTGCATCATTCTTGGAAGCTAATTCTGGCAACATGACTGCCGAAGAAATTGCTGATTCTTTCATGGACGGCAAATTCACTGCTCGCCAGATTAATGGTAAAGCTCTTTCACTGGAAATGACAGCCCATGTCAAGCCAGCTGAAAAGAAGGTAACACCACGTACCTACTCTGAGGAAGAAGAAGCCAAAATCACATCCATGGTTGAAGGTGGTTCATTCCTTGAAGAAGTTGCTGATGCAATGGGACGTTCAGTTAACTCCATTCGCGGTAAGCTTCTTTCAATGGGTCTCAAGGCTCCTCAGCGTGATAAGAAAGCTGTTAAGTCAGATCCTTATGAAGGTATCGAAGATATGCTCGACCAAACAGTTGAAGAGATTGCAACCTCATTCGATAAAACTGTTCGTGGCGTGAAGACTGTACTTACACGTCGTGGCTTGAGCTGTGCAGACTACACACCTAAAGCTGCTGGTGAGTAATTCTCGCTCTTAACTTTCTGATTGTTAAGGAGGGGTGGCGGAAACGCCATCCCTTATCTATATGACCCCACTAATTCTTGAAGATTTATCTGATGAAATATTAGATACTATTCTTTCTCTACATCCAAAAGATAGAGCCACTTATTTTGAAAAAATGGCTACAAAATACTATCCCCATACAAAGCCTGATTCGGATGATTTTCACAGTTTAGTAGAGAGCTATAACTCATCTTTTTATGTTGAAAAACTATACAGAACTAATCGTTTTTTTAATGAAAAGTTTACGATAGTTTATACAGAAACAGGGCTTGTCCGTAACGTCATTTGTGATTTGTTCTTTGCAGATGATGACCTCATTACCCATTAAATGACATCTTGCTAAATGCACTCACTTATGTTATTATTACTAATAATAACAGGAGATATCTATGGCAGAAATCACAGAAGCAAAAATACGTCAAGCTATCTGGATGATTAAAGCAAAAAAGACAAAAAAGTCTGTTTGTGAACATCTTGGTATTGCTTATAATACTAAACGTCTTGATCAAATTATTAAAGATTTTCATGCAAAAGAAGAGCGTGAAGCAGAGCTTAAAAAGAAAGCTCGAACTAAAATATTCTCAAAAGCTGAAAAACAAGGTATGGCAGATTCATATCTTAATGGCGAGTCTCAATCTGCAATTGCAAAACAATTTTACATCTCTCCACAACGAGTAAAAAACATTCTTATGGAGATGAATGTTCCAATTCGTGCTCGCGGTAAAGGCAAAGCTGCAAAAGTAGACCATGTAGTACAAGATCTTGAAGTACGTTTTGCAAAAGGTGATAAAGTATTTTATGCACCTGAAAACTGTTTTGCAACAGTTCGTGAAGTATATGATGAAGAATACCTTGAGTATCTTGAAAACGGTAGGCAAAAATGGGTAGACCTCATTCCTTTTAAGCCTGATCCTCGTACTGGGTTATGTGGTAGATACACAGAACCTGAAAAGGGTGTACATTATGAAGTATACTGGCTTCTTGAAGGAGAAAAGTTCGGTACTTGGAAACTTGATTCTCTCTTGCTTCATCGTCAAAAAATTGATAGAGTATTAGAAGAAACTGGTAGAGAGTCTTACCTTATCTATAAAACTGATGATTATGGCGGATATAAAACCGTCACTCGCGACAAACTATTCCCTGTTAAGGCTGGTTAATGGCAATTGACTTACAAAAGCTTACTCTGCGTAGATTACTTGATACGCAGAGTAATGATCTATATTCTAAATTACTAAATCAATACTTTACTGGTATTAATTCAGTTCTTTTTGATAAAATCAAATCATTTTATAAAGCAAATACTCGTCTGCCTTCTACAGACGAGATTCTTGCGTTACGCAAAGACACAGGTCTTCAGGAGTATATTGAAAATCAAATTTGTTCTGAAGACAATCAAAACGAACAAATTTTAGATGAGTTTTTAGTAGCACAACTACAAGATTATTATATCCGTGATGAAACAATACATTTTATGGATAAGCTGATAGATGATTTGGATGATTTAGAAAAAGTTGAAGTTGTAGATAAGTTTCAAAATCACCTTCTACACCTAAATCAAGCAATTCCACACGATGATGAACTATATGACATTGCAGAGCTTGACTTCTTTCCATCAGAAGATGACTTTAGAATATATCCTTCTGGACTTTCTGCAGAGTTTGATGCTATTAATGGTGGTTTTGCAACACAAGAACTTATTCTATTAGGTGGTAGGCGTGGTTCTGGTAAATCAATCATCTCTCTTAATCTTGCAATAAATCGATTTTTGCAGGGAAACACTGTTGCATTCTTTACAATTGAAATGCGGTATAAAGAAGTTTATGATCGTGTTCTTTCAATTGTATCAGGAGTTCCCTTTCTTGATATTTTCAGATACCAACTCAATGATCAACAGCGACTACAACTCGCAAAAGCAAAGTTTGATACATTTTACAAACCATCAGAAAAAGTTGATGAGTTGATGAAACATCTTGAGTATACAAAAGACTTTAAAAACTTTGAAAAACGAGTAAAGATTGAAAAACCTGATATGAAAGATCATAGACTTTTTATGATTGATGATGAGTCGCTTACTTTAAATCGTATTGATCACTACTGTAATATGTTTGCATCAAAGTATCCAAACTTTAACATGGGCGTAGTAGACTATATTAATATTGTAAAACACGATAATCAAAAAGACTGGCAAACACAGATTACAATTGCAGATAATCTAAAATCTCTTTCTCGTAAATATGATATTACAATGATTTCACCTTACCAAATTGACGCATCAGGTGAAGCACGTTTCGCAAAAGGTATTCTTGACTCTGCAGATAGAAGCTTTAACTTCTTTCCCCCACCAGAGACAGAGGATAGAACTCTTGACTCAAAGATTACTATTCACACAACAAAAATGCGTAACGGTAGACACATGAGTTTTGATGTAATGATGGATTGGTCTTGTGTAAAGATTGATCCTAATACATCAGCAACTGTGAGTGAAAAACCACATAATGCAGTAAAATTTGGCTCTGGCAAAGAAGAAGGATCAAAAGACTTATGACAGATTTAAGACAAAAATTAACAGATAGAATGGATCAACTACAAGCTTGGATGGAATCCAATCATCACTTAAAAGACAATGACTGCAACATGGAAGTTTGGGATCATTGTCTTAATTTAAGCAAATTTTGGTCTATCTTATCTGAAGAAGATCGTGATTATGTAGACTGTGCAAAAGACGCAATACTTGAACGAAAAAGATGGAATGTTTAATGGATTTAGTTGATCTTTTAAATGCTCGTGGTATTGAGTATAGACGTACAAAC